TAAATCACTATCATCACTTTTTGAGGATATATATAATAATTCCAAACATAATAAGCACCAATTAGAAGTATTGGTCAAAGAAGTTACGAGTTTCATCAAAGATGGGGATATGGCCGTTCAACTTATCCCAATGATAAAAGAGTATTTAGAAATAAATGTAAAGAATGATGAACAACTCGTTAAACTTGCTGGTATTGTTCAGAGAATCATAGCCAACGAAAACAAAGGTGGTTCTGAAGCTGAGTTTGGATTATCTGATAGAGAAAAAGAACAATTACTGAAAAGTATTGATGATGTTGTAGTTGATTTACAATCTAAAACAGACGAAATAACACAAGATATAGAAGAAGTCAAAGGAAACTAAATGGGTCATTGGACACCGAGTTCAGATTATTCTGATACACGACCTAAAAAAACTGTATATGATAAAGATGGTAGTGGAGTGCCAACACAAGGTCGTGTTCGTCAATTAATAAAATCAAACACACAAAACCCAAAAGGTTGGGAATATTACGAACTTGAAATAGCCGAAGTTATAGAAGTTTTTGATACAGAGGAAAAATTGCCCGAAAATGAAAAAGGTGAAAAAATTTGGGGTTTATTAGGTTGTATCAAGGCAAGACCACATCAATCTGAAAAAGATAAAATAGTTGCTAAACTAAAAATATATCAACCACTTGATATGAATATGACAAAGATGCCTTTAAGAAATGAGCATGTTGTTGTTGTAAAGTATTTACAGACTAATTTTTATTTACCAGTCGTACCATTACTCGGAAGTATTAATGCGAATATATCGCCTGGTACAAGTGGGATTAGAGACCAAAAAATGATTGATGACGATTTCATATATGATTTCTTCGAAGTAAATAATGAGTTTGGAAATGATGATAAAGTCCGAAGATTATTACCAAGAGAGGGTGATATGACCTTCGAGGGTAGATTTGGTCAATCAATAAGATTTGGAAGTGCTATTGTTGAAGGTGCACATGGTGATGAAGAGTCCACACAAGATTCACCAAATATTTTAATTAGAGCAGGACAACTAATTGATTCTCAATTATTTGATGAACAAGACGAAAGGCAAGAATTAGAAGATACTGATTTTAAACCTGTTGAAGAAAACATAAATTCAGATGGTAGTTCAATATGGATGACCACAGACCAAAAGGTTAATCTTGATATTGAAGAAACAAATGCTGACGACCATTCATATATGTCATCATTTCATTCCGATGACCAACCAAACATCGGTGGAAAACAAATTACAATCAATTCAGATAGAATTACATTCAATACCAAACGAGGTAAGATACTTGGATTTAGTCATGATGGTATTGGTTTCTCGACCAAAAAAGCATTTACGGTTGATGCTGATGATGGATTGAATATTAATTCGGGTGGAGCAACAACCATTGATTTGAAACCTGGTGGTATAAGTTTAATAACGCCTGGTAATTCACGATTAGATTTAGGTGAGGGTGGTAAAGAAGGTGGTTCCGATACGATTTATCTTTCAAGTGAATGTCCGTCTTTCTTGACTCTTGATGATAAAGCACATTTGGAAAGTTGTAAAGGTGCCAATGTACACCTTGATGATTGTGCAGGACTTTACACACATAACGGAAGTTACTTTAAGATTGGTGGAAGTGCTAACGAAGCGGTAATTTATGTAAAGGGTCGTGATGATGTCAAAGAACAACATTTGGTTTATGGTGAAGAGTTGGCAGATTTATTAGATAGCATTTGTAATTCATTCGTTGAATTAGGAAGCACGATACTAAGTTTAGGTGGTATAGCAACTGGTGCAGGCCCAAGTGGCCCAATCAGTAGTGGCCCAACCAATCAGGCAGCAATATCTGCTTGGGAGGCTGGAGTCGAAACAATTAGGGCAAGAATATGTAACATCTTAACTAAGGAATAGGATGCTACAGAAAAATAAACTTCAAAATTTATTAACTGATAATTATAGTAATATACAAGAACGAGGTGGTACTAAGTTAGAATCAGCACAAGGTATGGCAGAGGCGATAGTAAAATACGCAGAAGATGCGGAATTACCTGCAGCACCATTTTCTAAAATTAAAACTGCTAGAGTTGGACAAGTAGCTTTACAATCTGCAATCTTCGCAAGTTTCAATTCGGGTGACCCAACAATGTCACCGATTACATCTGCGATAGTTGCTTATGTGGCAAGTTCATTTACATTTTTTTCGTCCACACCACCAGCAGTGATAAATACAGGTTTAGGTGTATGTGTCATGACCATCCCACCAATACTAGCACCAGTAACCGCACTTGGTATGGGTGGAGCAAGTCAAGCTGATGTTTGTGAATTGACGGCAAATATTATACACGCATCTTTTAAAAGTATATTGTATAGTGGAGCAGTAGTTTTGAATGGAGTACCAATAGTTCCTCCAGTAGCTGGTGTCCCATTACTTTAAAATAGAATAGGAGTCTATGATGAAAAAACAAGAACTCATAAAAATCATTGAGTTAGTGGTTCGTAAAGAAGTTAAGAAACAGGTAAATGAGATATTTATTAATGAAGGAAAGAAAGCTTTAGCAAGTCGTTCCATAGAAGATGAAGTCTCATCCTCTTTAACTCAAATAGCAGAACAAGAGTACACCCAACCTAAACCAAAAAAGAAAGTTTATAAAGAGTATACCAAAAATAAATCTCTTAATAAAATTTTAAATGAAACAGCGGGTGGTATTCCACAAGGTGATTCTGAATATCCAACGATGGGTGGTGGAACTTATACATCCGATAGAGTACATGAGTTGATGGGTGGAAACCCAATGATGGCAAATACAGAACAAGGTAAAGAAAAGAGAAGACAAGTTGGAGCAGTCGAATCATTAAAGGCACAAGGTGTAAGTTCTGAACAAGTAGGTGAAGATGTTGTAAACGCACTCACAAGAGATTATAGTGGATTGATGAAAGCTATGAATAAGAAAAAAGAAGCATTTCGTCCATAGGAGAAATTAATTGTCTGTATTAGAAAAGGATTTAAATCCTGATGTAAAAATAGGTGTTTCATTACCAATGGATCATATTGATGGAAGTGGTTTCTTTCCTGGTACATCCACAACCTTAACTCAAACAAGTAGTAATATTCGTAATCTATTATTGACTCGTAAAGGTGAAAGAGTAGGACAACCTGATTTTGGTTGTGGTTTATTACAAGTATTATTTGAACCTATGAGTGATGATTTGTTAGATTCCGTAAGGTCGGAAATTGAAGAATCTATTTCATTTTGGTTACCTCATGTGACAATTAATAACATACAAGTCGAAAGAGATGAAGTTGAACGACACCAATTGAATATAATTTTAGAATTTGCATTAACAATACAACCAACAGTACACGAAGTGATTACTTTGAATTTTCTTGTAGGTGATTAGGAGAATTAAATGCCAGCACAAAAAGAAGTAAGATATCTTAATAAAGATTTTTCAGGTTTTCGGTCTGATTTAATAGATTTTGCAAAACAATACTATCCAAACACATATAATGATTTTAATGAATCATCACCAGGTATGATGTTCATAGAGATGGCATCCTATGTTGGTGATGTCTTATCTTATTATGTGGATTCACAATTCAAAGAACAATTACTAGCATATGCTGAAGACACAAAAACTTTGTTTGAGATGGCACAATCTTTTGGATATAAACCACAACTTTCAGCCCCATCTTATACAAATCTTGATGTTTTCCAAATCGTACCAGCAATTGGAAGTGGTGTTAATGTAAGACCAAATTATAATTACGCACTACAAATAAATGAAGGTACACTTGCATCAAATGGTACAACGACTTTTAGAATCAGAGAAAATGTCAATTTCAAATACTCAAGTTCTTTTGACCCTACAACCGTAAGTGTGTATGAGACATCAGGAACTGCACCTACATTTTACTTATTGAAAAAAAGTGTTGGTGTTGTAAGTGGGACTGTGGTTGAAGAACAATTTAGTTTTGGAGAAGCCAAAAAATATGATAGAATTATTTTGGGTAGTGAAAATGTCTTAGAAATAATTTCATGTACGGATAGTGATGGTAATACTTGGAAAGAAGTTCCTTTTTTAGCCCAAGATACAATATTTGATTCTATCCAAAATACAGCAGCTAATGATCCTGAGTTGTCTCAATATAGTGATGAGGCACCTTACATTTTAAAACTTCTAAAAACACCAAGAAGATTTAGAACTTTTACAAGGTCAGATAGTAGAACCGAAATTAGATTTGGAGCAGGAGTAAGTGATTCTTTTGATGAAGAAATAGTTCCAAATCCAAGTAATGTAGGTTCGACTTTACCAGGTAGTCCAACATATTTAGATACCTATTTCGACCCAACAAACTTTTTAAAAACCGAGGCTTACGGACAGGCACCATCCAACACAACACTCACAATAAAGTATTCTCATGGTGGTGGTTTAGGTGATAATGCAACACAAGATAGTATTACAAATCTCTCAGAAATATCACTTACATTGGATGAAACAAATTTAGATGCAGGGTTAGTCAGTACCATTAAAGATTCTGTAGCCGTAACAAATCCTTTTCCAGCAAATGGTGGTAAAGGTGCTGAAACAATAAAAGAATTAAAAGATAACGCGTTAGCATATTTTCAAGCTCAAGGTAGAAGTGTTACTCGTGAGGACTATATAACAAGGGTATATTCATTACCACCTAAGTTTGGAGCTATCGCTAAAGCGTATATTGTCCAAGATGAACAATTGAATATACCAACAATGCAAAAAGAAGTCAAGTCAAATCTTTTTATGGATGAGAGAAATCTTGACCAACTGAAAGCACAAGATGCCTACTCATCCAATAGACTTCCAAATCCAAACGCGTTAAATTTATATACTCTTGGATATACTGCAGATAAAAAATTAACCACTATGAATCTTGCTGTAAAAGAAAATTTAAAAACTTATTTGTCACAATATAGATTGATGACAGACGCAGTTAATATTAAGGATGGGTATATTATCAATATAGGTATGAAAGTAAATTTTATAGCCCGTTCAGGTTTTAACAAGGATGAAGTATCGTTGAGAATAATTGAAAAGGCTAAACAATTTTTTAATATTGACAGATGGCAATTAAATCAACCAATAGTCCTACAAGAATTAGCTTATGAATTATCCATAGTAGAAGGTGTTGGAGCTATAGTACCACCTACAATTGATAATCCTAAAAATTTACCTATCTTGATTACTAACAAATTTTCTACAGCTGATGGGTATTCAGGTAACATATATGATATAAATTACGCAACCAAAGATGGTATTGTTTATCCATCACTTGACCCAAGTATATTTGAACTAAAATATCCAAACACCGATATTGAAGCAAGAGCGATTGGGGATTCAATAGGTAATCAACTTTAGGAGAAGTAAATGCATTATTTTGAGTACGCGACAAAGGATACAACACTTTACTCAAGAAGTGGAAGTCAAAATACTGGTATAGATGAAATACTTGAAGTTGTAAAAGATGTTAGTTCTGCTGGTGTGGTGCAAGGTATAAGTAGGGTATTGATTAAATTTGATACTACATACATATCTTCGTCTGTATCGAATGGATTAATACCTTCAAGTTCATATACAAAATTTTATTTGAACTTATATGATGCTAATTCAAATGGTTTAAATGTAAATCAAAACTTATATGCTTATCCAGTCAGTCAATCATGGGATAACGGATTTGGTAGGGAAGATAGTGTACCAATCATCGCCGATGGAGCAAGTTATAACTTTCGAGACAACAATGATGTAAAAACTATGTGGACTGGTTCAATGACGGGTTCGGGTGGTACATGGTACAATGAATACGAAGCTTCCCAATCTTTTACAAATGAAGCCGCAGATGTTCGTATGGATGTCACAAATATTGTTTGGCAGTGGCTACATGGAAACATCGAGAATGATGGGTTCATGGTTAAAAGAAGTGGGAGTATTGGGAATCTCGATGATACACTTGATGAAGGAACATCCAAAGCACTTGGTAATTTCTCATTCTTCAGTAGAGAAACCCATACAGTTTATCAACCTAAATTAGAGGTAGTTTGGGATGATTCAAAGTGGGTTACTGGTTCGTTAGAATACTTGACCTCTACCGAACTTGAAGATGTCAAGTTATATCCAAGAAGTCTTAGAGACCAATACAAAGAGGATTCCAAAGTAAAATTTCGTGTTGTAGGTAGACCATTATATCCTGAGAAAACTTTTTCCGCAACGGCAGGATATTCTACAGGCTACAATACCGCAAAAATGTTACCAAGTGGTAGTACATTCTATCAAGTTGTTGATGTTTTTACCGATGATATAATAATACCTTATGGTAGTGGTTCCAAAGTAAGTTGTGATTCTACTGGTAATTATTTTAATTTACATTTGAAACCATTGTTGGCGGATAGATTTTATAGAATCGATTACAAGATAATTAGTGGTAGTGGTACTACAGACGAGACTATCCAATACTTTAATTATCTCCCATCATTCAAAGTAGTAAAATAAAGGAGACAAAATGCCATACATAATAGCAGAACCATGTGTAGGAACTTGTGATACAGCTTGTGTCGAAGTTTGTCCTGTTGATTGTATCCATGGCCCATATGATAAAGAGGGTGCAGGTGCAGAGGCTAAAGAAGATGGATTCATTCCAAAGGATACCGATTCACTTTACATAGATCCTGATGAATGTATTGATTGTGGAGCATGTGAGCCTGAGTGTCCAGTTGAGGCAATATTTGAAGAAAGTGAAGTCCCAGCAGAATGGGAAAAATATATAAAACTAAATTATGATTTTTTCGGTAGGGAGATGGACTAATGCCATTAACAAAAGAAGAACTACAAAAAAGTGAGTTTTATCAAAAATTAAAAGAACAAGATAGAATGACCTATCTTAATGAATTAGAACAAAGACGAAAACTAAGTAGTGGAGTGGTTGTTACGGAGAATGACCAAATTATTATTAATTCTGAAACTCCACCATTAAGAAATGATGCTGGTGTTTTTGTTGCTATTGAAGACCCGTTTGAGGAAGGTCAGAACTTGACTGATGAAGACCAATTAATTAAGATTACAAAAAAAACTACATGCTACACAACAGATCCTGATTGGAACTTAATACTTAAAAGAGATTTCGAAGAATTATGAGAATAGAAACTCCATTATCCAATAATGATTATAGAGAACTAAAAAAAGAGACCAAAGAAGTATTAGGTCTTGGTGGTCATCTGAGCCCTCCATTTGGTCAATCGACCTTAGATTATGTGGAAGTTCACCTATTAAATACTGATGGTAATTTTATAGAAAAATTTAATTCTGAACATACGACTTTTGAAGATGATAAAATAATTTTAAATATAGGTCAAGATTTACGAGATAGAGATTTTAATCGTGGTGAGTTTCAAGTTCGTTATCATTTTATTAGAAAGGTAGCGGGTGGTGATGAAATAGTTTTGACTAAAACAGTTGATGGTGTACCAAACTTAATACATAGTGGTAATCCTGAATTGACAGGTGTACCAATGGGTGAATTTTATACCGATGAAGAGGGTAACCCTTTTGTTGGTCAAGGCCCACCAGCAAACTTTTTAGATGCTCAACCATTAGATGTAAAAGAATGGAAGTTCAAAATTGATGAAATATCACCTTCTCGTACAGAAATAAGAATCGTCCCACAATTAATCAAAAACACAAATTACATAAAAGAATTTAGGGATTTAATTGAACCAAAAAGGTATATACCTGAAACATCTTGGGATGAATATGTAAATGGGGATACAGGTTTACGAGGCGCTTGGATTACTATTCGTGATAAACCCGATGACCCATTATCGAAATGGTGGAGACCAAGATTACAATTTCAAGACAATGTAACAACTGCAGGAGACTTTGGAAAATTACATTGGAACTTATTTGGTAAAGATGAACCAAATAGAAATCTACCTACTCAAGATGGTGGCGGTCAAATCAGTTGGACAGGACCTGATAGTTCAAGAATAGAATTTAATGTTAGAAGAGAAGTGGAAGATGAAGGGTTCAAAGAGACGATGAAAGGTGATAAGATTACAGTTGAAAAGGCATATGTAATCGGATATGAAACAAGACCTGATGTTCAAGAAAATAGTGATTATCAATCAGAAGACCCAATACCTGATTTGTACATACAGGCTACTCGTGTAGGTTTGACGAAACAATACAACTATTCGATGTACACGATGGATGGTGAGGTCTATGACCCAAATTCACAAGGTGTTCAATTCTATTGGGAGTTTGGATGTGGTCATAAACAAGAAGCATCACCTGAACCTAACGCATCACATAATTATGATACTGAGGGTGCATATACACCAAGTGTGTATGTGTTTACACCAAATTTTCAAAAAGAAATTACCGAAGTAAGAACACCTAATGGTAGGGTGTTGGAGTCAGTCGTTACAACACCACCAGCTGATGCTCCACCATCTGTCGGTCAAAGTCAATTGGATGGTAAGATAATTAAATGGAATGGTAATGGTGAAACTCCAAGAAAATCATTAACTAACAATACTGCAGCAGGTTTGGGTTCAAGATGGTACATACAGAATGGATACAGAAGACATATTACCACTGCTGATAATGTATTGTTACTTAGAAACGCACTTGGACAAGTACCTGCAGTAGATGAAAATGGAAACATAATTAATGATAACGCCGATGGAAGTTGGTTACCACAAGATGTATTTCTACCGTCCACTATGATAAATCAATTTCCAATAGGACCTAATTTGACTGCAAGAAGTTTTACTCAAGGTATTTCTACTGCGGTATCATTACCTACTGAAGATATGGGAAGTGAGGACGGACAAGTTTATGACCCACCAGTATTCTTAGGTAATATTGAACAACAAGAAGAAGAAGATGAATTTGAACAGGAAACTGATAGTGGAGATGATGACACAAATAATGACTCAGGTAGTGGCCCCTTTACCGTGACCCTTGTAAATAGTCCAATCGCAACAAGTCAGAATTTAGCAGGTAGTGAAGTTGCATTTTTAGGAGCACCTTATATCAATACAAATGCCCAAAATTCAGTTGAGCGTAATTTGAACACTGGTCAGATTGTATCATTTAAGGCCAAGGGTATGGGTGGAGGAAACTTTTTTATTGGATTCTTCAATGATGAAAACTTTACGACACCATCCTTTTCACCACAACCAAATGCTGATGAAATGGTAGATATATTTTTAGATAGTGACACCACTTTTTATGTTAAAGTTGAATCGGGCATGTAATGAAGAATAAAAGAATTATATATTGGGGTGGAAACGACCAAACAATAATCCCACAAATGGGTGCCTGTGGAGATGGTGCCGAACCTTCAGGTGGAAGTGGTGGGGCAGGAGATGGTCAGAAGAAACCTAAAGAACCAAAAGGATTAGGAAACTTTGCATTTCTTGGTGATTTATTAGGGGAATTAGGGACAGAATTAAAAGATGCGGCGATTGGTACTTTAGCTTCAGGACTTATAGGTGACCCTGCGTTTGGTGTGACCTTTCAGAAAAACAGACCGAGTACGGATGAAAATATATTAGATTTAGAAAACCAAATGGCAGAATTGGATGAATTATCTGATTCTCCCAATCGAACAGCCGCGAGAAGTGATGCATTAGGTACTGAACAAGATGTCCTTAATTTAAAAGAAGATTTACAGCTAAAAATTGATTTATTAAAAAATAATCCATATGATTCAGGTGTCGATCCTGTTGGGCCTTTACAATTGGATAGTGTGGATGATTTACCACAACCTGCAGATTTTGTTGGTCAACAGGCAATCATAGATGGTGAGTTGTATGTTTGGAAAGACCCACCTGGTACTTGGATAAATTTCGGAAATCAAGATACAAAATTTAATACGGAAGGTGAAACGAAAGAAGTACCAATATATGCTAATTATACTGCAACAATAACTGATGTACATAGTCCTGATGCAATATCAACCGATAAAACTTGGAGTCAAGGTGCAACAGAGATTACACACATAGGACCTGAACAAGTCGATTTACAAACAAAATTCGATACTTGGTATGTTGATTCTGAAGTCAAACAAGATTTGTACACTTATATGAAATATGGTGATGAAGGACAATCACTAATAATAAACCAAAAAGAAGATAGAGAAACTTATGTGGATTTTCCACACTCGATAGTTTATAAATTATATGAACCTTTACCTGATGATGTTGCACCGAATGATTTAGTTTACATATGTAAACAAATGAGTTCACCTCTTTTAGAAACCATTGAGTTGGTAGATTTTGTCGATGAGGAGTTAGAAGATGTAGTATTGAGAAACCCAAAGTGGGACGCTGGTTTACATTCTGATGGTATACTCAACCAAAACGAATCTAATTACAAAACCTATAACGAAATAGTAACAACTAACAAAACTATCCAAGAGATAATTGAAGACAAAATTATCAGTAGTAGTTACAATGATAGTATTGAACTTGATGGAATAGACCATTCACAATTTGAAAACTTTGCAAAATTCAGTTCGGTTGAAGATAGGGTTGTTAACTTTAAATATAAGTTAGACAAGATTGAACTTTTTACAAGTCAGAGTGATTCATTAAATGGTGTCTTAGGACAAGAAACAGCAGCATACACACAATCACTAAAAGATAATGTCAGAGAGATTAAAAATAATTTTACGGCTTTCGAAAAGTATATGTATTTTGAATCTTCGAGTTACACGAGTAGTTCATTAGGTGAATTTCACGACAATACATGGCCTAAGAAAAGTGGAGCAGGTACTTCACTTGACCCATATGTGTTGTATTCGGTATCGGAATCTGTAGCCGTGGATTGGTATAGTAATCAAATTATAAGTTCTTCGAACTATGATAGAGAAAATAGAAATAGATTGCTAACAAATATACCTGAACATATTCGTGATGATGAACGAAATGATGCCTTTACCACATTCATCAATATGATTGGTGAACATTTTGATGGTATTTGGATTTATATAAATCAAATTCCAGCAATTTATGACAGAAGAGATGGATTGGATGTAGGATTATCAAGAGATTTAATATTCCAAGTTGGTAGGTCGTTTGGATTTTATTTGAATGATGGACAAGACCTCGTAAGTTTACCAAATTATTTAATAGGTGCTGATGTTACTGGTTCAAGTGCCGAATATTCAGTTCAATCAGTCACACCACAAAAAGATATATCACGAGAAATTTGGAAAAGAATATTGAATAATATGCCTTTCTTTTTGAAAACTCGTGGGACTATTAGGTCTGTCAAGGGTCTGATAAATTGTTATGGTATACCGAGTAGTATTTTAAGAGTAAGGGAATATGGAGGTCCTAACCCAAATAAAAATAAACCATCGTTTCAAATAACAAGAAAATTCACAAAGGCGATTGAATTTAAGGCAGGTCAATATGTCGAAACTACTTGGGCAAACGATACCAATAGTGGTAGAAAACCTGATACCATTGAAATGAGATTTAGGGCCGCTAGTGGTAGTAATCAAACATTATGGCAGGCAGGAACCGATATAGCTTTACGATTAGTTGATAATGGTTCTGCCGATGATTATGGAACGGTTCAATTCTTTTTAGAGGGTGGTGCAAATCCTGATTTAACAGTATCATCCGATTCCTTACCGATTTATGATGGGGAGTTCTATAATGTCATGTTGACAAGAATGAGTGCTAGTGTACAAAATAGTGGATTTCATCATAGTGGTAGTTCAGCAGGACAATTGACAAGTGATTCTACATCACAAAATATACTATACTCATTATATGTTGGTCGTTACGATTCAGGACTTTCGAGAATTATTTATAAATCATTTACAAGTGGTAGTACCTCAACCACAAGTAATAATTCTGCATTCGTTGGTAATGAAACTGCGTATATTGGTGGTAAACCAAGTAATGATTTTGGTAATCAACTTAGTGGTAGTATCATGGAGTTTCGTTATTGGAATACTGCTCTTAATAGTGGTTCATTTGATAACCATGTAGCCGCACCAAAAGCTTTCGATGGGAACCACATATCCGCGTCATATACTGATTTAGTTTTGAGATATAGTTTTGATGATGATAAAGATTTGAGTTCGTCTACAAGTATTCGTGACACAAGTGCAGACCAATCCTATACTGCGGAAGGAACAGCTAATGGATACACAAGTGGTAATCGTCCACATTTTAGAAAGTTAGTAGACCAACAAAAGGCAAAAGTTCCTAATTTAGGCCCAAACATTCGTGTCGAGAATAAAGTTAGAATAGAGGAAAGTAAATTATTAAATGGTCTGTCGGTGGATGAACGCTCTGAGGTAAGTGCTTATGATTTAGCACCATTAGATAGTAGTAAACTCGGTGTCTACTTCAGTCCTACAGATGTAATCAATGAAGATATAATATTGAGTGTAGCTGATTTAGATTATGACCAGTTTATTGGTGACCCAAGAGATAAATACAAAAGAAGATACAGAAGACTTGATGACGCCGCAACATCGTATTGGCAAAAATATAATGCACCAAATAACTTTTGGGATTATATGAGACTAATTAGATTTTATGATACAAGTGTATTTGACCAAATAAGAAAAATGATTCCAGCAAAGGCAAGAGCAAATGTTGGATTATTGATAGAACCAAATATTTTAGAAAGAAGAAAGGAAGTAGTTGGAGCCCCACCTGATTTTGATGTAAGAAACTTTAGAGGTAACATTGATTTAAATTTTGGTAGAGTTGCTAGTGGTTCTATATTACCATTGACTCAGTCAATCGATTTAATGGCACAATTATCTCAAAGTGGTTTGTACTTGACATATACTGGTTCATTTAACGCAGCACCATCTGCGTCTGGAGGTCAATACTTAACATTTAGTGGTTCAATCTCAGATGATATATTTAGAACACCTGCTACATACATTCTTTCATCATCCTTGAGTGGATGGGGTGGTGGAAAAGAAAAGTATGGTGATTTTGTACTCACTATTGGTGGTCCTGAATATGTATTTAGAGAAGCATTACAACCAAATATAAGTGGTTCAAGAATATCGGAACACAATTTTGAAAGACGATTTTTCTATACAACTCAGGCAAGTGCATCTGTCAATAATTACTTTTCATCTTCATTGGTAAGAAGTGATAAACAAAGTTTATATCAAGACAATCAGATGTTTAGATTAGTTTATCAAGGTTCACTACAAACTAAGAAAACAACACTCGATAAGTTAGATCCTGTCACGGTAGTATTAACTTCACCTACAACTCTTGTGACTAAGGAAACTGGTGAGTCTAAACTCGATGTATTATAATGAAAAATTTGATTTGAGTATATTTATAAGTAAGAAAAGTTTTAATCTTATTTGAATCCAAACTACTCAAATCCTAAAGGAGAACATATATGGGATTTTTAAATAATACCACAATCACGGTAGATGCAATACTTACGAAAAGAGGTCGTGAGTTATTAGCTCGTGGTAATAATGAATTTCAAGTTACGAAATTCGCATTAGCAGATGATGAGGTCGACTATCGTCTGTGGGATACTTCACATCCCAA